ACATCGATGACATATGATACTAATACCAAAATGCAGAAAGGAAGTTCTACTAAGTACAAAGTCGCTGGAACAAATAAGAGTATGTTAGGTCCGGTCGGTTATCGTCTTGGAATTCAATTGAATATTCTAACAAAGAACCAAGATGACGCACTACAAATACTTGAACAGATTCTTCCGTACTTTCAACCCGAATATACAGTAACAGTTAAACAAGTAGATGATAGCGTTTCATCAGATATGCCCATCGTCTTACAGTCAGTCAATATTAGCGATGAATACGATTCTGATTTTAATTCCCGACGTGTTATATTATACACATTGGATTTTGAATCTAAAGTGCGCTTCTTTGGGCCAGTCGTACAAGATACTGTTATACGAAGAGTAATTGCTAATTTTATTAACGATGAAATTGAAGAATCGCCTGAATTCCTGACAAGACAAGATACTATCGTTAACCCATTCGATACAACCAATACCGCAGACGATCCGCATGAGGTTATAGTTAAAAACGTTGGGACAAATGCAGTTGAAGTTATTCTCGCGGTTGCTGATGCTACAGGATTCACTGTAAATAACGAAATTGTTGGACTTACGTCAGCGGCAGTTGGCATAATATCCAGTATAGATACTAATAGCATTACGGTATTATACCCTGATGATTTATACATTATTGGTGAAACTGTTTCAATATTAGGAGGTTCAGTTACAACGACAGTCGTTGGCTATACTGAAGTATTCGATGAGTGATGACGAAAAAAACAAAGATGTAGAGAGCGATTACGAATACGCCCGAGATTACTATTATGACCTTTCTAAGTCAGGAAAAGAAGCCATTGAATTGATGATGGATCTTGCAAGAGAGACTGATTCGCCTAGAGCGTTTGAAGTACTGTCAACTCTTATGAAGCAGAGTTCTGAAATCACTGAAAAACTAATGGATCTTCAAAAGAAAAAGAAAGATGTCTCAGCGCCAACTCAACGTGCGGTTGGTCTGCCTGCGCCTGAAAGCGGTACAACCCAACAAAACATATTTGTGGGAAGTACAAAAGAACTTCAGAAGTTTCTACACAATCAAGGCGAAGAAAAAGTTATAGCGCCGACAACCGATGATTCAGCCGATGATTCGGGCTGATTCGTATAACGGTAATAACAATGTTAAGCGTGAAGGCGTTGTAACAGAGTTTACCGAGCATCAAGTATCTGAGTATACTAAATGCATGAAAGATCCTTCGTACTTTGCTTGTACCTATTTAAAAGTTATTCATCTTGATCACGGTTTAGTTCCGTTCGGTCTTTATGATTATCAAGCGAAGATGTTTGACCATTTCAACGCTAGTCGATTTAGTGTTGTGCTATCGGTTCGTCAGAGCGGTAAGTCAATATCTTCTTGTGCGTATCTATTATGGTATGCAGTATTCCATTCTGAAAAGACTATAGCAATTCTTGCAAACAAAGGTGCAACTTCTCGTGAGATGCTATCTCGTATAACGCTAATGCTTGAGAACTTACCATTCTTTTTGCAACCTGGGTGTAAGACATTAAACAAAGGTTCTATCGAGTTTGACAATAATAGTCGAATCATTGCAGCTGCAACAAGCGGTTCATCTATTCGTGGTATGTCATGTGTGCCAGACTATACCAAGGTTACAATAGAAACAAACGGCGAAATATATCATACTGAAATCTCGAAATGTATAAATAATAAAAGCGAATTTATCGAGATAAAGAACAAAATGAAAAAGTATTACACAGTTTATAAAATACGCAATTCAATCAATAGTAAAGAATATATCGGTTTTCATTCGACTAATGATTTAAAAGATGGGTATATGGGCTCAGGCAAACTGATTAAGAAGGCAATTGAGAAATATGGGATTGGCGCTTTCGACAAAGAGTATCTTGCAATATTCGATAATAAAGAGAGTGCCGAAGCATTAGAAAAAGAACTGGTTAATTTAGAATACGTAATGGGCGAGAATACATATAATTTGTCTATTGGCGGGAATGTTACAATATTATACGGAGAATTGAACGGGTTTTATGGACGTAAACATACTAAAGAGACAAAGTCGCTGATTAGCAAAGCCAATACCGGATATGTACACACAAGCGAAGCTAAACAAAAAATAAGTGAATCCTCGAAACTCAAGTGGTTAAACGAAGATTACCGTAAAAAAATTACAGATGGATTAAAATCATATTGGGCTAATTTGAGCGAAGATTCTAAAATTGCGCACAATAGTAAAATATCAGTATCGCTAACAAACGTTAATAAAAGCGAAGAACATAAGAAGAATTTATCAATATCGAAAATTAAGTTTCATGTTAATATGAATCAATCTGAAAAGGATGATTTTTATAAAATGGTTTGGACCGACGAACATAAATCCAAAATATCTGAATCTCTAAAGGGTAAGACTAAAACTAAAGATCATATTGATAAAATAAATAAAAACCCAGAAAAAATAAGAAAGACGGCCGAAAAGCATCGAGGAATGACCCGTTCAGACGAAACAAAGGCGCTAATGAGTAACGCGGCCAAAGGTCGAGTAGCAAAAAATAAAGGCAAAATATATTGCTATAACCCAGAAACATTAGAAAAGATGCTGTGTTATATTGAAGCCATTCCTTCTGGGTGGACGCGAGGGTTTGTGCCTAAATGAAAATTCTAACACAAGATGGGTTTAAATCATTTAGTGGATTTGAGAAAATGAATACTGTTGAATCATTATTAAGATTTGAATTTGATAATAATGAATCAATTGATTGTACTCGTGATCACGCGTTTTTATTAGCCTCAGGTAAATTTGAAAAGGCTGAAGCGTTATCTGAAGGTAATGTGCTATATCCTGATAATATAATAAAATCTATTAATGAAATCTTTGAGTCAACAGCCGTGTATGACGCTATTGAAGTTGAAGATACTCATTCGTATTTCACGAATAGTGTAGTATCACATAATTGTAACCTAATTTATCTTGATGAATTTGCGTTCGTTGAGAATGACGCCGAATTCTATACATCAACCTATCCTGTAATATCAAGTGGTAAAACCTCTCGAGTTATTATTACGTCGACTGCTAATGGCATTGGCAATATGTTCCATAAGATATGGGAAGGAGCCGTTCAAGAAACTAATAGCTATAAATCATTTAGAGTTGATTGGTGGGATGTCCCTGGTCGAGATGAGGCATGGAAACAAGAGACAATTAATAATACGTCTCAGCTACAATTTGACCAAGAATTCGGTAATAAATTTTTAGGTTCAGGCGATACATTAATTGATGGAAATCATCTGTTAAAACTAAAAGCTGAACAGCCGATCTTTACTCAAGCCTTTATGTCAGTATATGAAAAACCTATTGAAGGTCATGAATATATGGCGATGGTCGATGTAGCTCAAGGACGCGGCAAAGATTATTCCACGATGACTATAATTGACGTAAGTGTTAAGCCATTCAAACAAGTTGCAACTTATCGTAATAATATGATATCACCATTATTATTGCCTGATATAATTTATAAATACGCTACAACATATAACGAAGCATACGTTGTTATAGAAAGTAATGACCAAGGCGGTGTCGTCTGTAATGGACTTTATTACGAACTGGAATATGAGAACGTACATCTTGAATCGGCAATTAAAGCAGATTCAATTGGTATTCGTATGACTAAAAAGGTCAAACGTATTGGATGTTCGCATCTTAAAGATTTGATTGAAGAGAACAAATTAACTGTCGTTGATGCCGAAACTATTGTTGAATTATCTACGTTTAAAGCTAAGGGAACTTCTTATGAAGCAGATAAGGGATGTCACGACGATATAGTTATGAACCTTGTAATGTTTGGCTATTTTGTTGATACTCCTTTCTTTCAGGAACTGACTGATATTAATGTTAAACAAATGATTCATGCTGATAATATGGCAATGATTGAACAAGATATAGTTCCGTTTGGTTTTGTTAATAATGGATTGAATGATTTACCAGCTAACGTACATGAAGAAGTAATATGGGATGGCACAACCTCAAACTATTAGTATACCTCTAACCTCCGCGGCAACAATATTATTATAACACAGTATTAAGCATGTGTCAATGGTTTTATGCAAATATTTTTAGTTATAAATACTATAGTGACACAAATCGTATTATGAAAACATATTAAACCCAATGAGGAAATAATCAAATGGCTGGATTTCAAGTTAGCCCTGGCGTACAGGTAAAAGAAATTGATTTGACTAATGTTATTCCTGCAGTATCTACTTCTGTTGGCGGCTATGCCGGTGACTTTACGTGGGGTCCTGTAGATGAAGTAACTTTAGTTGCATCTGAAAGAGATTTAATTGCACAATTCGGAAAACCTTCGATTAGCAAGGTTTCTGACTTTATGTCAGCTGCATACTTTTTAAAATATGGCGACGCATTACGCGTTGTTCGTGCTATTGATACAGTAGCAAGCAACGCAACAACTGATGATGTTACAACTAACATCGTTATTAGAAACCGCGACAACTATGACTCTCAAGACGGTAGTTTTGGTGGAGCCGAAACTGTTACAGTATCAACCGTTATAAGTTTCCCATCTTCAACTATGTTGCTTGATGACGCAAGCTTACTAACCGTAGGTGATGTTGTTGCAGGTGACAGTCTTGTGGTAGGTACAACTATAGTATCAATCGCTGGAAATACTATTACATTAAGCGATGATACTACCGGAAATATTGACGGGTCAGTTACTCCAGTCGATTATAC